ACGCCCGCTAATACTCCCCAAGCCAAATACCACGCAGTTTTCAGTTTCGCCTTTATGTTTTCGTAAGTCATATAAATATTCTCTCCTTATGTTACAGTATATGGGCGGTATATTAGCATTTAAATAAGACATTGAATACTATTTAATAGCACCCCAATTATCCCCAGATTCATAATCTACTTTATTTGGAATTTCTAATTTAACAGCATCTTCCATTATCTTAACTATTTTCTCTGCATGTTCTAGTGATTCTACTGATATATCTACTTCATCATGTATTTGTATATGAGGTATAATTCCATTTTCATATAATCTTATTAATGATTGCTTAGTCATATCTGCTGCTGATCCTTGTATTAATCTATTTAGAGCTTTGTATGTGAAAGCTCTTTTAATCCCCGGTCCGTATTCCTTCAATGCATCTGCGTGTTTCTTTGGTGTACCTGCACCAAACGTTGTTGGCTCCCAAAGATCAAAGTGACAAAGTCTTCCACCTAAAGTTCTTATTCTTCCTGAATCATCCGCTCTTCGCGATACGGCTTGCATTAATTGTTTAATGAAAGGTGCTTTGGCATGATATTGATTAATTAGTTTATCTGCAGCTTCTTTCATTAATCCTAATTCAGCCATTAATTTATTTTTACCCATACCATACATCAAACCTAAATTAATTGTTTTAGCTTGAGATCTTTCTATACCTGCCATTTTAGCAACAGCGCTATGGAAATCTGCTTCACCACTAATATATGCATTAGCAATTTCATCTATACCATCTAACTTTTGTAATTTAGCATAATGAACTAATATTCTTGGTTCTTGTTGTGAGTAGTCAAATACTCCCCACTTACAATTTTCTTCTGGAATAAATATAGATCTAATCATTGGACCTAATTCTTTATGTCTAGCAGGTATCTGTTGTAAATTAGGATTAGACATTGAGAATCTTCCTGTCACCGTTCCACCATCATCAGATCTAATTTGATTTATATCTGCATGTATTCTTCCTTTAACTGAATGTTTAGTTATCGTATCAATAAAAGTTGTATGCGCTTTGTTTATCTCTCTTGCATTTGCAATGTCTTGTGCAACTTCATGTGGATGATTTGATAAAAAGTTTTTTGTAAAACTTGGAGCTCCAGTTTTTTCTGTTCTGTCATAAGGTAATTTTAAAGCATCAAATACTTTTGCAATTGAAGCTGCAGCCCATAATTCTACAGAAACTCCAGTTAAACCTTTGATTTTATTGATTATTTTATTTTCTTCATTAATTAAATTTTTCTTAATTTTCTCTGCTTTTTCAACATCTACTCTTACACCTTTAAATCTCATATCAACAAGACAAGGAAATAATTTTGTTTCCGTATCAAATATAGTCCAAAGATCTTGATCATCTAATTCAACTTTCATTCTATGCCAAAGTTTTAAAGTTGATTCAGCATCTCTCTCAGCATATTGACCAACAAACATAGATGGAAGTTTCCACATATCTTTTTTAGGATCTATTCCATATTCTTTTGCTGCTGCTTGTAATACTGTTTCATTCTTACCTATGCCTGCATATTCTTTTGCAAGTGTATCTAATCTATAACTTAATCTATTTTCATTTACTAAAGATGCTGCAATCATTGTATCTACAATTTTAGTTGGCATTTTTAACCCTGCTGATCTTAACCAACAAACATCATACATTGCATTATGAAATACAAATCTAGCGTCTTGTTTAAATAAATCTTGTAACCAATTTAAAACTAATTTCTTATCCATGTTACCACCACCTTGATGATCTATTGGATAATAACCTGACCAACCTTCTACTGCTACTGCAACACCTACAATCTTACCACGACCAGTGACGTTCCCCGATCCTAACTCAAGTAACTCCGGATCACATGTCTCTAAGTCTACAGCTATTTCTTTATGACCTTTTAAATCTTTTAATTCTTCTGGTACTACCCATTCCGTTTGTGGAACAAATAATGGTGGTTGAGTTGTTCGTGTCATTTATAATCTCTTTCTACTATCATTTCTAAATAATGAATTGCTTTTAATATATCTTCTTTTTTACCTTTTAATCTGTGTCTACAGATATATTTAATTGCATTACCCTCTGCGAACGGTAAATTATTTTCATTAATAAAAACTGATGGCTGTATTTTCATTGTCTTATAATGTTTGCCACCCACTTGTTTATAAAATATTTTGTTTGTCATATAGTGTATGCTTTATTAAAATCCCTAGGATCTACAATATGTAATTCTTGTTTAGCTCTTGTAAAAGCTGTGTAGAATAACCTGTGTAAATCATCTGGATCTTCATCACTCTGTTTAATTGCGGCTGCTGTAAGATCTAATAGAACTAAAACTTTTTCACGCTCGCCACCTTTAGCGCCGTGAATTGTAGACATAAGAATTCTTGGAGTTTTATTTATCTTCTCACCATTAGCCCTCATGTTACGAATATAGTTCTCTGTAATCGTATCAACACCTTCAAATGATTCATACCATACTTTATTATTAAGTAAACCATGATTTTGCATACAATCCTTTATTGTATATTTTTCTTCTGCTTTTAATGTTTTTGCATCTCTATAACCAGGTGTTACATTAGCACCTAAATATTTATATATGTTCTTAATTTGTAGATAATTTAATTCTTTATTACCTCTAAAATCTTCCCAATTACTTAAAGCTAATAATAATTCTAAAGATAATGAATTAATTCCTTTATATTGATAATACCAACCTTGTAATTCACATAACTCTTTAACATCATTTAAAAAATGATTTGCTGAAGCTAATACTAGCCATTCTCCCTGCGACATATCTACTTGTGTAATATCCGTATAATACTTTAATAAACCTGTTTCTTGTCGTGGTTTATAGTCTTTTTCATATCTATTATTAACTCTAGATATAATCTTTTGAGATAATTCGTGTATAGGACCTCCTGGAATACGATAAGATTGATTAAGGGTCTTAATCTCATCTACCTCATCTTTTAACGTTATAAAGTGGTCTATATCAGCCCCAGCCCACCTAAATATAGCTTGATCATCATCCCCTGCAATATAAGTTTTTTCTGACTTATTCCATATAGATCTAACCATTTCCCATTGTAAATAAGATAAATCTTGTGCTTCATCTATAAACAATACTTTAAATTTTGGAGCTTTATCTTGTTGAATAAATTCTTCTAATAAATCTGTAAAATCTTTTAATCCTTTTTCTGCTTTATATTTTTTAAGTTCTTGATCTAATAAAAACAATACATCTCTTTCTATATCTAATAAGTTTCTTCTTGAATCATAATATTCTAATAAATCCATTTTCTTAACCCTAGCTGTATTAATGATAGTTAAGTATTCATTATCTGAATTAAATATACCATCATCATCTGAATAATATGCTGTTTTAATTGGAATATTACATCTTACACCAAATTCTCTATAATCTTCTTTACCCATCATTTTATCTTTAGTCATACCTAACAATCTAAATGCAAATGAATGTAATGTTCTAAAATAAGTTAAATCATGTTCAACACTTAATCCAAACTTCTCAGAAGCTCTTGTTGCTGCTTCTATAGCTGCTTTTTTTGTAAAAGAGAAATAACCAATCTCTTTTGGTTTAACTCCCTGTTTTATAAATTCGTCTACCAAATTTAACAACGTTGTTGTCTTTCCTGTTCCTGGTGGACCTAGTATTATTGTTTTCATATTTTTTTAATTTCCTTTCCAAAAAAGAGTTTCTAATAAATAATCTTCTATTTTTATCTTCTAAAAATTCAATTCTTTTTTTATATCTTAAATACCAATTAGTATGTACCTTTCCCATTAAAAATGTTGTTCCTGATATTTAACTTGAGACACAGAAGCTTCTATCTTCTTCATAGTCTTAATCTTAACTAATCTAGGTTCTTGACCTTTAACTTTCATTCTAACTTCAGATACAAATATTCCTTTATCTTTTAACTGTTTAATTAAATTACCAGTTTTTGCTTTGTCCATTTCCCAATGATTCTTTTTACAAAAATTAAAAAAATCTTCCATTCTAAAATATGTGAATTCTCTTTTATCATCTGTATATGGAAGCTTATTAAATATATCATCCATGGTTCTTGCATTCTGTCTATTAGTAGTCCAATCTTGTAATAAAGATGTTATTTGATTGATTGGGTTTAAAGATTCTAATGGTTCAACTACTTGCAATTTATCAACAAGTGGTTTTAAATAAAATTCTCTCCAATCTTTTTCTTTTAATTTTGGTACCAATAAATCTGCTTTTTCTAATATAGCTAATGAGAATAAAGCTGGACTAGCTAATTGTTCAGCCTTTAATTCAATTCTTTTTTGTTTTTTATTTTCTTCTTTTTCTTCTTCACCTATATCTAAAAAATATTGTGGTGGATTAGAATTATACTTTGTTAGATTACCAAGTTTAGGCATAATTTCTT